AAAAACTTTATTAAGAGGCCCATCATATCGATTGCTAGTATTGGTTATGTCGGATACTGCCAACCCTGTATCCATTCAATGCCTTTAGATAATAAAGGAAGGTGGACAGGCCAACTATGAAGAACAGTGACATCCTCAATATAGCATCACAGCTCGTCAATAATGATCGTAACGATCAACATGGCGACATGACTACGAACCATATTAATATTGCCAAGCTCTGGTCAGCCTATAAAGGCGTGGAGTTTACTGCTCATGATGTAGCAATCATGATGGCTCTATTAAAGATAGCTAGAACCAAGATAGGCAAAGTAAATCCTGATGATTATGTGGATGCTTGTGGCTACCTGGGTATAGCTGGAGAAATAGCAAGTGAATAATGGACATCAAAGAAAAAACAAAACAATCAATAAAAAAAAATGAAGGTTATAAATTAGAGCCATACAACCTAACTTATAACGGAGTGACAGAGTCCTGGCAGACTGGTGGATGGGGTCACAAAATTTTAGAAGGTGAAGAAGTTCCTACAACTGAAGAGGGTTGGTTAGCTATTTTTGATAAAGATTTTGATAAAGCCTGGGATTCAACTGAGGTTTTATGTGAAACTTATAACTTACCAGATAATGAAGAGATGATGTCTATTTTATGTGAGATGATTTATCAACTTGGATATAAAGGTGTTCAAAATTTTAAGATGATGATTAAAGCTCTCCAGGAGTCAGACTTTGTTGAAGCTCATTATCAAATGCTTGACAGTCGATGGAGAAAACAAACAAAAAATAGATGTGAAGAACTAGCAGAAAGAATGAGGGATATATAATGTGGGGAATGTTAGTGAAACCATTATTAGGTGTAGCCGGTGATGTTGTTAAAGGTGTAGTCGAAACAAAAAAAGCAAAAGCTGAAAACAAACTTACCGAGATTAAAGCAAAGACTAAGTTAATGGAAAAACAAATAGCTGGTGAAATTGATTTTGACTTGAAAGCAATCGAACAAAGTGGAGATAGTTGGAAAGACGAAGCCTGGACAATTTTATTTATCATGATTATTGCTGGATGTTTTATTCCACCATTTCAACCTTATGTCGAAAGAGGGTTTAATGCCTTATCAGCAACCCCATCCTGGTTCCAATTTGCCATGTATGGAGCTATCGCAAGTAGCTTTGGATTACGTTCACTAACAAAATTCATGGGTAAAAAGTAATGGCAGAATATAAAGGTAGAAAAGTCACCCTCAACAAACCCATGGCTGGTGATGTCAAAAAATTTAAAGTATTCGTCAAAGACCCTAGCACCGGAAGAGTAAAGAAAGTTAACTTTGGTGCAAAAGGAATGTCTATCAAAAAGAATAATCCTGATCGTAAAAAATCTTATTGTGCCAGGTCAGGTGGTATTAAAGGAACGAATAACCGACTATCAGCTAATTATTGGTCGAGAAAGATGTGGAACTGTTAATGAAAAAACAAGTTTGGGAGAAGAAAAGACCTAAAGACCTAGGTAAGCCAAAACCTTTTGATAAGAAATCAAAAAAATACAAATCAGCGAAAGATAAAGCTGATAAAAAATTTGGCAAAAAAGTTAGTCTAGTTAAAAATATGTTTATCTCTAAAGAGATGAAGAAAGGATAGGAAATGCCTAACGTAAATGGAAAAAAATTCCCTTATACAGCAAAGGGTAAAAAAGAAGCAGAAAAGTATGCCAAAAAAACTGGCAAAAAAATGAAAAAGAAAAAGAAGTAATGAGCAAATGCGAAAGCTGTGGCTGTATCTGTCATCAAGGAATGAGTTGTATGTGCGAATGTGCAATTTGTCGATGCCAGGAATGTAATGAAAAAAATATCTCTTCCTGAATACGTCAGTATAGGACATTTTAAAATTTACTTAACTCCCATCGATCATGATGTAGCCTACAATGTTTGCGAAATGCAAGGGTGTTTTCTGAGTAAACCACCCTACCAAATTTATTTAGATAAAGACATTGTTGATCGAAATAATGTCGACAGTAAGAACCTGGTTCTCCATGAACTTTGTCATGCGATCTACTATATCTATTTACTCAAAGACAAAGACGAAGAGTCGATTGTCAACGGAATGTCTAACGGCATTACCGAGATATTTTATAAATCAGAATTAAAGGAGTGGTTAAAGAGTTGCGATGGTTAAGGTTTATTTTTTGGTCGGATATCTATGTACTTATCTAACCCAAAACTATGTCGACCCTCACTGTACCTCATTTGCTCGTAAGTATATGACGAAAGAAGAATGCAATAGAGATATTGAGTTCATTGATGCAGTGGCCCTGGATCTACGCCAAACCACTTTAACACAACATAAATTAGCTTGTTTAGAAGCACCGATTAAAACACAAGGATCATGAGTTTATTAAATTTTGGAATTAAAGCTTTTCAGTATGCACCGAGAGCTATGGCTGGTGTTCGGTCTTTATTATCAGACCCTGTAAAAAGCACTGGACTTGTTACTGGTGGTATCCTGGGTGGTAAAGCTACTGAAGAAACAATCAACTCCGGTATTCTGAGTAACACTAACTTACTAGAAGAAGGAATGAATTTATTTTCTAGTCCATCAACTTTTTTAATTAACAGAATGGGTAATATAGATACTCCAGATGGAGCTTACCTTGGCCCGACTGAAGCTGAATTAGAAAAACTAAGAAAACAGCAAGAAGAATTAAGTAATAAAGGAAAAATTGTTACACCTATTCCTAAAGAAGAAAGAGTGTCTGTAGATGATACTGGATTTACACAAGTTCAACAAGAGTCAGGACTTTTATCAACTCCAGAACCAGAACCCGTAGATGGCAGTAACATAACACCACTTCCTCCAGATGCAAAAGTTTCAGATTATATTTTAACTGCCGAAGAAGCTCCTGAAACTGAAGAAGGTTTATTATCAGAGTCATCCAATCCTTATTATTCTGTTTTAGCTGAAGCTGTCCTGGATATGAATTTTAATTCTGGTTCAGGCCAACAGATCTTAAATCAAATTAGTAATATGCCAGGCATCAAACAATCTGAGATTGTCGATACAGGATTAGATAATTTTCTTTCAGGCAAAGATAAAGTTACAAAAGAAGAACTAGATAATTATATCCTGGAGAATAATATCTCTACTAAAATTACAGACACATTTTTAAGTGATGGTGGAGTTTTAGTTGGTGGCAAAATGGACATTACTCCTGATTACCTTAGAAACGCTCCAACAATGGAAAAAGCTATTCAATTAGTTCAAAATCGTGGAGAGCTTTATGATGATTTTATAAGATTAGGAGAACAAGGTTTATTTGGTAGTGCCGGAGAAGGTGTTTCTTTTAATGAGTTTATTTCTGACAGTGACATGGAAACAGAGAAGGAATTAATACAAGAATATTTAGAAGTTAGACATAATTTAAGACAAGTATCTGGTGTTAATACTGAGTATCAAGACTATACAATGCAAGGTGGTAAAAATTACAAAGAAATGTTAATTTCAGTGCCAACTGATGGTTTCCCTTATATCCCTCCACATTTTACAAGTAAGGTTCCAGAAGGTGAAAATTTAATTGGCCATGCTAGATTTAATGAAAGAGTAATTAATGGTAAAAAAACCTTGTTTATTGAAGAAATACAATCCGACCTTCATCAAAAAGGAAGAAAAAATGGATATAAAGATGGAAATAACAGTTTAAAAATTTCAAATTTAGAAAAAAGAAGAGACGAAATTGATAATAAGCGTTTAGAGATATTAAATAATTATAATAATCTTATTGCAGAAAATAAAATAGACGAAGCTAAAGAGTTAGATGACGATATTAAAGAGTTAGGTTATTCAGTAAAATCTCACAATGAAGAAATTAATAAATTGAAAAATCTTGCTCCAGATGCTCCGTTTAAAAAAAATTGGCATGAACTTTTAATGAAAAGAATTATTAAATATGCTGTTGATAATGATTTTGAAGCAATATCTTTTACTCCGGGGAAAATACAAAACCAAAGATACGATTTATCTCAGTTTATTGATAAAGTAGAAGTTGTTCCATCTTTATATAGTGCTAATAAAATTGATTTACGAACTTTTGACAAAACAGACTTATTACAAACTTATAGTATAAAACCTGAACAATTAGAAAGTTATGTCGGCAAAGAGTTAAGTGAAAAGATTTTAAAAGACATTAAAGATAGTAATAATTTTAACAACTTTAATTTAGAGGAATATTTAAAAACACCTGAGAACGACTCTTCAGGAGCTGATTTTATAAAAGAATATGGTCTTGTTTACGACAACACTGATTTAGAAATAGGTGGAGAGGGTATGGTTGGTTTTTATGATAAGATCTTACCTTCTTTTTTAAATAAATTTTCTAAAAAATATGGAACTAGTGTAGGTCAATCTAGTATTCCCGGATTGACTGAACAAGCAAGAAGACCCGGCAATATACAAGTAGAAGAAGTATATGATGCTGTTGGTCAAAGTGGAAATGTATTTGCGAGTTATGAAATTAAAATGATAAAAGACCCAGCAACAGGAATGAATGAAAAATATCAAGTTATACAAACAAAAGATGGGGTATCTAATGTTATTGCAGAAACAAGGAACGCAATAGAAAGTAAAAAAATTATAATTGATGAATTAGAAGGATTTGATGTTCCTCAATTTTTTGAAAGAAAAGAAACTATTCCTTTTATGATAATTACCCCAAAGATGAAACAAGAGATTGGGAAGAAGGGTATCAATATAGCTAAATTAAACTCAGGACTTTTATCTGTAGCTTAAATATTATAAGATCTTTGCACCGGGGTCTCCTTTTGTGTGTTGTAACTTAATTGGAAAACCCCGGCTATAAACTATTCTCCGAAAAACTCCCTGACAAAATAAAGTAGAACGGCAACCATACCGAAATGGACTATAAGCGTAACCAGGTCATTAAACATTTTTTTTAATACCACTGTTTATACTTGGAGTTATTTTCAAATATTCTGTTTTTTAACGATGAAATTTCAACAGATACTGTATGATAATCGTGATCTCTTAAATATAAGGTTTTGTGACCTTCAGCACTAAAAGGATCAAAATAATCGATTTTAATTTCCTTTGCAGTACCATCCTCATATCTTTCCAAAACTTTTAATTCAATTAAATCACAAACAAAGACATCATCTGAGTCAATGTATTTAATTTTAACTTTAAGGTTATTTTTTATATTCATTATTAAACCCCTCCGTTTACTTGTTTGATATTGTTAGGAAAGATATCTGAGGCGTTCAATGTACGCTCATCTTGATATTTATAGTTGTAATATTTCCAGCCTGTGTGGCAAGTTGCTTTGTAAGTATCGTTATCAGAATTATATCTGATAGATGTAACCCTGGGTGCTGAAAATGCTTTTTTAAAAGCATCCATAATTACTTTGTAGTTTTCGTCATTTCTTTTTAAGCTTTTGATGTTTGACATAAGTAAACTCCCTTTATGTGTTGTTTGATTTAAATGTACTAATTTCTCGTTATGTTACAAGAAAAGAATGCACAATTTTACACAAAGGCTGTCAGAATTGTTATTTATGGGGTGTAACACCTTGTTACCAAGGAGGTGTTAGTGTTGATTTTGAGGAAAAATGGCTATAAATGTGCTATTTTGTGCAACACCAAGTTACAAGAAATTCCCTTATTTCTCGGTGCTTTTCACCTCATGTAACATCATGGGTAAAAATTTTTTGCACAATTTTTGCACAGTTAGGGGGTTAAAGTGTTCGTCTAATATGATTAGGGAAACGACCTTCTTCTTTGAATGTTCTGTAGGCTGACATCCAATCTTTCTTGTATTCATTCTGACAAAATTCTTTTATTGCCTTTTCAGCCGATGGCTCCATACAGAAAAGATTTTTCATTGTTTCAAGTATTCTTTTCATTGTAAATTCCTTTCTGCAAAAATTATAGCAAACAGAAGTAGGAATTTTCGTATGTTAGTTTTCTGCACCTGATATGTATTTTTTAAAAAATTAGAGAAAATATTTTTTAATTGCATATATATAGATATGAGCAAAAAAATAAAAAAACTTACTGATTTAGAGGCAAGTGCTTTAAATGCAGTTTTATTAAATGGTGTTCCAGAAGAAATTTTGGAAAGTGATAAAAAAAGACTTAAAGCTTTTTACAGAGCTGTAAAAAAATTAAAAGAAATTAATTTTGATTATGATTGGTGCTGACGAGAAGAATTGAACTTCCGACTTCTATCTTACCAAGATAGCACTCTACCACTGAGTTACGTCAGCATTAAAGTTTCTTTATAGCATCTACCTTACGAGTATCAACTACCTTGGCATATCGTAGAGCCATCTTTTCAGAAGACCATCCCCCCAGGCTCATGAGAGTTGATATATCCGAGTTCTTTAATACTCGTGTTGCAAACGTATGACGAAATTTATGAGGATGAGTTTTTATTCCTGATCGAGCTTCCATTGTCTTCCAGGCACTTCTAATTCCAAAACGAGTTGTATAATGAAAGACTTTACCTTGACCTGGTTTCCCTAATTCTTTTTTTAACTTCGGATGAATGTAAATGTATTTATATTTTTTTGTCTTAGACATATACACCGATATTAATTTTTCTTCGTAATCTATATCAGACCACTGAAGATTGATTGCCTCTGATATACGACAACCCGTATAATATAAAAAACAAACCAGTGGTCGCAGTTTCCCAGCATGACGCAATAACAAATCAAACTCTGTATTATTATGCCAGGTTATTTTTGTTTCTTCTGTTTTATATTTTTCTAATTTCATCGGCTGACTATTCATCTTTTTCATTTGCACATTGACCAATGCCTGGATCACGACAATCACCCTATTGATAGAACTATTTTTTATTCCTGAGGTTAAACAACTTTTAATATGATGAGAAAAATCTGGTCGGATTTCATTCACCAAGACATGGCCGAACTTATCCGTTACTTTAAAGATTTGATTTATGTGGTGGATATGCAGACTCTTGGAGTCAATATAATCTTCTGAAGCTTCTCTTAAAGTTGGCCAGTGTTTCTTTTTACCAGCCAACTTATCATAATATAAATTCTCTAATTGCTTTAAGACTTGTTCAGCTTCTTTTTTGCTTTCTGTACCTGAGGATTGGCGAATGATATTTCCGTTAATGGTTCCGGAGATCTGCCAGTAGACGCTATCCTTACGTTTCTTGAGTTTGAGCATTCTATTATCTTTTTTATATGATTTGCCGTAAATCTCAAGTGGACAGGAACTCGGTGATAAAACTCCTCTTCAGGATGTTTTGCCTCTAAATCACTAATAAGCTTATAAATGGTCTTACGATGCACTTTTAAGTGGTTCGCAACCTCCTGGATAGTGTAATACTGTTCCATTATGAGTATAACCTCCCTCCAGCAACTGCTACTTTATTTAAGGACATCTGAGCCGTTATAGTCATCTCAATAGCCTTTAATGAAATATAAAGTTCATTAGCTTCTCCCTTACATTTCTTAAAAGCTTCCAAAGCTTCTCGATAAGCTTCCGAGGATAGGGCATACTTTTCAGAAGCAGTCGCAGATTTACCTTGCTCCATAAAAACAACTTCTTCTTGCGACCTAATAGATTTTAAGTTCTGTTCCCAAAACCTAGCTTCAGCATCTTTAAAAGCCCATTTTTGACCATCTTGGCTGTACTTTTCTATTTGCTTATTAATATCAGCACCAATTTTTAACAGATTTTCATTCTGCATCTTTGATCCCCAATCTTTTCATTGTGACACTAAAAAGTTTTTTAGCTTCCTCAAAAGGATCACCATTGTAACAATTCTCCCAGAACCAATCTTCAGATCGATTAGGTTGATGAAGAAGTGTATGGCAATCATGACATAAGGGTACAGTAAATTCATCTGAGACCCTGGAACCGATAGACTTCAAGTGTCCTGGTTTACGTTTACGGATATGATGAGCTTCCACTCCCATATTACTGCCACATACAATGCAAGGATGTTGCCTTACAAATCCTAAATGTACTGCTGACCGAAATTTGGTCTTAGCCATTGTTGGGATATACAGGGTTCCCGTATTGATCGTATTCCACATCTTGACCTCCATAATTGTTGCCGGCTACGTTAGGCACTGCTTGACTCAAAGGTTTAAACCCCTGGTTGTTTCTCTGATTATAATTATTACCCTGGTTATAGTTTTGATTACCTTGATTATAATTTTGATTTCCCTGGTTATAATTATTGTTTTGGTTTTTTGGTGGCTCTGGGTTTTGAGCAAAGAAATTTCCAAGAATATCTTTTAATTGGTCATCTCTTACATTCACAGTAAATGTTTGCCCAGGGTTTAATCTAACATTCTGATTAAACTTACCAGACATATAAAAACCATGTGGGCCAGATTTAAACCAGACTGCTCCAGCATCGACATTTTGGTTATTAACATCATCTTTGATCTTAATTCCAAGATGGGGTCTTAGGTTTTTCTTCGGTTCGTTATTATACATTCGACTTTCTCCTTTTGTGTGTTGTTTCCTTGTAGTTAGCTTTTTCTTTATTAAATTGTGGACAAAGACCTGACTTGCCCACATCGCAATACAAAGCACATCGCATAGACTTACCAGCACGAACCCATCGTTCTTCTTCAGAACATAAAGGCTCAGTCGCACCTGGTTGGTGTTGACCATAGTCTAGCTCTTGGTGAGCTGAAACTTTGTACTGGAGATGTTGCTCTATTTGCTCAAGTGATAATTCTGGAACTTTACGCTCAAAAAACTCAGCACTAGGAAAGTTATTAATTTCCATCGACTTACGCTGTGTCCAATGTCGACAATAAACCAATAATGATAAATCATGAACATTGTATCCATTTTGAGTAAACGCATACTTATAAGCTTGTAGTTGCCAGAAGTATTTATGTTTTGGAAGTACACCGGTTTTTTCAAATCGATTAAATTCTTTAAGAACTGTTTCCATTTGAAATGCACTAGTCGACTTCCAGTCTCTGATGACAATATCTTTATCGGTCATGTTAGGATTAGTAACATTAAGATATTCCACCAGGTCGGCTCTGCCAGATATTGTCCAATCACCTATAGAACCTTTGACTTTAAAAAATGTCTCTACTTCTCTTTTAAATCTTCCTGTCTCTAACAAGAAGGGTAAAAAGAAATTTTCAAAAGCTCGGCCTATCGTAATGGGAATAACCTCTTGTGTGGTTTTAACTACTTCAACATCTCGAAGTAAGTTTTTCTTTTTATAAACCAGAGGTTCATGATCCAGCAGATCTGATAAATTAATATCTGAAACCACAGTTTGTTTTGCTTTACGATCCAGATATTCTTTATTTTCCTTCTCATCAACTTTCATCATCATAAAGTTAACGAGGTCGGACATCTCTTGACTTGGTACTAATTTAGTTTTCACTATTAGAACCTCCAAAGACAATAGATCTCTCTACTTTGCTGAGAAGGTCTCTGTCATCAAGAATAGCTTTTAGAAGAACATGAATTCTTCTTAAAAGAGTATTGGTATATTTTTGTGAAATAACTAACTCGGTTAGTTTTTTTTCGATACCTGATGTTTCTTCTTTTGACATCAAATCTCCTTTTATGTGTTGTTAAGGAGAGATTAAGAATTATGTTTTATGATGCAAGAATAATTTCCTTTAAAAAACATTTTTTCACTAAAAGAAACACCAGGTAACACTATGTGTCATTTAAGTTTTTTGTAGTTATAGGAGCAAAGGCACTTTCAATAGGCCTAATTAAAATCATATCTTTTTTGGTAATAAAATGCTCTTCATAAGAAGGATAATCTGTACATAAAAATCCATTTTTACTACTAATAATATTAGCAATCCTGGCTATTTTTTTATCTTTTTCCATAAAATGGATAACAGAAAAAACAATTTGGTTAATCTTATTTTCAGCAAAGTTGACATCTTTGTTAATTAATAATTGCCAATCATATACAGGATCATACTTGGATATGACTACATTGTAGCCTCTCCAGATATTAGAGCGATTAACATACGCTGGATCAGATAATCTAGGTTTTTCAATAATTCCTTGGCTATTTGCAACACCACAGACTGGTAAACTAATCATGATATCAAGATTACGTTTCTTTAAAGACAAACAACTAGCTTCATACAAATCTACATTAAACAAATTTAATAATTTATTTAATGACTCAGCAGATATTTCAGCTTCCGTATGTAAGAATTTAGATATAATTGATGGTGAAATTTTTGCCCTTTTTGCTAATTGGTTCCATGAATTTTTAGACTCATGCTGTTTAACTAACAACTGTTTAATCAAACTTTTTTTAAATTGTTTCATTTTAACCTCCTCAGATCAAAAATTTTTTACTCCCAAAAGTTACATTATTTCCTGTAATAAGTAACCATTTCTTTTAAGAAAATTATCCACATTGAAAGTTCATATTTTTTGAGAATAGTTAAGACATGGTGGTATTAGATTTGACCCTTCCTATTTATTCCTCCCTGTACCACCATGGTTTTTGGGGAGTTGAATTGTGTTAGATGTATCAAGTTCCACTGGAAAGATACCTCTTACTAAGTCTCAACTCAAACTATATCAACTACTCCGTAAAAGCTTAGAGCAAGGATACTCCCCAACTTACGAGGAATTGGCTGAACTCTATGGGTGTGTCAAAAGTAACATCTGTATATTATTGCAAAAAATCAGAGCCAAGGGATGGGTCAGTTATGTTAGTGCTTCAAAAGGGGGGATCAAACTTTTATGAG